AACTTCGATGGCTCGCGTTATATCCATGCTTACTTTGATACAGTCATTGATAGCGTTGTGAATGGCGGCAAGGGTTCCGATCGTTACTTGTCTGAAGACTACATGTTCTGCCAGTGGTGGCGTAACATGGGCGGCAGCATCTGGTTGTGCCCATGGATGAAGACGCATCACATTGGAACCTATGCATTCACTGGTGATATGCCAGCCGTTGCAAACTTTGTTGGCTCTCTCTGATAAAGAGATTTTGTTATGATTGTAGGTTTGATTGGCTTTATTGGAGCAGGTAAAGGCACAGTTGCAGATCTCTTGGTCGATCGTCATGATTTCGAAAAAGAGAGTTTTGCAAATAGCGTCAAAGACGCCTGTGCCACAATCTTTGGTTGGAATCGCTCCATGCTTGAGGGTGACACTTTAGAATCCAGAGCATGGCGCGAACAACCAGATGTATGGTGGTCAGAAAAACTCGGTCGTGAGTTCTCACCAAGATTAGCACTCCAGCTAATGGGCACAGAGGCAGGTCGTGATGTATTTCACCCTGACCTCTGGGTTCATACAACAATGCGTCGATGTGAGAATAATCCTTGGCACAATCACGTGATTGCTGATGTTCGTTTTCCAAACGAGATTAATGCAATCATAAAGTCTGGTGGTAAGGTTGTTCGTGTTCGTCGCGGTGAAGATCCAGAATGGTTTGCGCTTGCTCGCGAGTGCAATATCTATAACAAACAAGAAATAATGCGCAATGCATATCCAGAAGTTCATTATTCAGAATGGGCTTGGGTTGGTTCACATTATGATATTGTGATGGATAATAATTGTTCGTTAGATGAGTTGACCTTGAGGGTTGACAAGTTGGTTGATTCGTTATATAATAATCGTGTTGAAGCAAATGAGGTCGTTAATTATGAAACTTTCTGATAATACTGTGAACATCTTGAAAAATTTTTCAAGTATCAACTCTGGAATTCAATTCAAAGAGGGTGATACATTGAAGACAATCTCCGAACAGCGCACAATCTTCGTTGAAGCGACTGTCGATGAAACCTTCCCGAAAGAATTTGCAATCCATGATTTGAACAAATTCTTGGCTAAAATTTCTCTTTATAAAGAAGCACATCTTTCTTTCGGCGACGATCGCATTAACATCAGCACTGAAAATAAGAAGCGTTCTGATTACATCAAGTATTGTTCACCGAAAACAATCATTGTTCCGCCAGAGAAGACGATTACTCTTGGTGAATCTGATTGCTCATTCAGTCTCTCACAAGAAGATATTGAATGGATGAAGCGTTCTGCTGGAATCTCTGGTTCTCCACATTTTGTGTTTGAGAGTGATGGTTCGACAATCTATTTCATCGCTACAGATGTGAAGGATGATTCGGCTGATCAATCGAAAATTGAAATCGGAACCGTCGAGGATAATAAGAAGTTCCGCGTTGTTATGCGTGCAGAACATTTCAAGTTGATTGAAGGATCGTATGACATTGAGATCGCCAAGAAAGGTTTGTCTCGTTTCAAACACAAAACTGCAAATGTGACGTATTACATCGCAATTGAAGCAGGTTCATCGACGTTTGGAGAATAATGATGAAAGTAGATAAAGCAAAAGTTCTTGGATGTCTCCAGGAAATTTCAAACTCACTCACTCGCATTGAAGCCGAACGAGATCTCATTAAAGAGATTCTTCAGAAGATGCAAGATGAGTGTGAAATTCCCAAGAAGTTGAGTCGTAAACTGGCGAAAGTTTACCACAAGCGTAATTATGAGGAAGAACTCGCAGAACAAAACGATTTCGTTGAAGTTTACGAAAAACTTGGGGTGCAACTGTTCTTGTTGACAGCACAATCCGCCAGACTGCCGCTGTGAGGGTTCACCTCCTCCACCCCAACCTCTTTTCGGAGTTATATTATGCATAAAGATGATGTAAAATTAGGAATATTCCTAGTCGTGTTTATGGTAGTTGCTCTTGTCAACTCCATCTACCTTTGGCTTCCCGCCTCTGCCCCTCCAGTTCTTTTGGTTGTAGGTATTGGGTTATATTCAATTTGGGAGCACAAACGTGGCAACAAGGCGTAATTTTTTCAAGTATCTTGGTCTTGCTGGTGGTGTTGCTGGTGGTGGCATTGTAGCCGCTGCTGCTGTTCTTCCTGATGCCGAGAAGTGCGAAGCAATAAAAGAAATCAAAGCCGCTGGTTACAATGGCAAGTTAAACATAGGCACTGAGTATGGTGAACTTGCACCACCAAATGGCACAATCAGTTTTGGTCCAAAATTTGTTCCAGGAACGGAAAAGCGTGTAACCGCAAGTATGACCGTCGGTCCTGATGGCGAGATGTACTTGATGACAAACGGAAAATGGCGTAGAATAGTGACTGAATAAACAATCAGGAGTTATATTATGAATGAAGCGTTGTGGGTTGAAAAATACCGTCCTCATACTATTGCCGATTGTATTCTTCCTGATGAATACAAAAGCACTTTCCAATCTTATGTTGACCGCAAAGAGATTCCGCATCTCTTGCTTTGCGGCACTCCAGGCACAGGTAAGACTACCGTTGCTCGTGCATTGTGTGACGAGATCGGTTGCGACTATCTAATGATCAATGGCTCGGACGAATCAGGCATTGATACTTTTCGAGTCAAGATTAAAAACTATGCAAGTGCAGTTTCTCTGAATGGTGGCAAGAAAGTCATCATCATCGATGAAGCAGATTATCTGAATCCAAACTCAACTCAGCCAGCCATGCGCGCTGCGATGGAAGAGTTTGCTCATAACTGCACATTCATCATGACTTGCAATTATAAGAGTCGCATCATTGAGCCATTGCATTCTCGTTGCGCTGTGATTGAGTTTAAACTGCGTAAAGACGACAAGCCAAAGATGGCAGTTGCATTCATGAAGCGTGCAACAGAAATCTTGAATACAGAAAAGATCCCATTTGATAAGACTGTGTTGATTGAAGTTGTCAAAAAGCATTTCCCTGACTATCGTCGAGTTCTGAATGAACTTCAAAGATATTCTATCAGTGGAAAGATTGATGCTGGCATTCTCTCAAGTGTTGCTGATGTTTCACTCAGTGATCTTGTTTCTGCTCTTCGGGATCAAAACTTTGGAGCAATGAGAAAGTGGGTGGCAGATTTCGGAACAGACGATCCTGCTCGCATTTATCGTAAAATCTATGACAGCCTCTATGATGTCATGGATAAGTCTACCATTCCAAATGCAGTTTTGATTCTCGCCAAGTATCAATATCAGGCAGCGTTTGTGGCTGATCAGGAACTCAACCTCACCGCATGTCTAACTGAGATGATGGTGGAGTGTAAGTTCAATGGCTGACCTCTTTAAAGAAATCATTCCGTCTATTTTGCAGACTAAACAATATGCTCTCCTCACAGAACAGGACGAGAAATCGTATTCTGCATTCATGGTGAATCGTGCTCTTTCGTTCCATAGAGATACTGTTCTTTTAGCGAATGAGATGAATAAGTATCCGAATCTTGATAATAAACTCAAATATGATTTTCTCCTAAATATTGTTAGAGCCTCCAAGCGCCAATACTCTAAATGGCACAAGAAGGCTGAAAATGATGATTTGAGTGCTGTGAAAGAATATTATGGTTATTCTGATGCTAAAGCATATGAAACCTTAAAGATTCTAAATGAAACTCAAATCGCTATGATAAAAAAAGAATTATATAAGGGTGATTGAGATGATTGATAAATTAGTTGAAGTTACTTTGGAAAAGCAGGACGACTTTCTTAAAGTCCGCGAGACTCTTACTCGCATTGGCGTCGCAGCCAAGAAAGAAAACATTCTATACCAGTCCTGCCATATCCTCCATAAACAAGGCAAATACTATATTGTCCACTTCAAAGAACTCTTTGAATTGGATGGTAAACCATCTGATATGTCAGATAATGATATTCAGCGCCGCAACACAATTGCAAATCTAATGGCTGAATGGGGATTGGTTAAACTTGTTGATGCAGACAAAACAAAAGACAACGTTGCGCCATTGAGCCAGATTAAAATTCTTCCATTCAAGGATAAGAATGACTGGCAATTGGTTTCTAAGTATACAATTGGAAAAAAGAAAAAGGATCCTGTATGATCTATTTGAGTGTGTACAGACTTCGTGATGATTTAGTATTACCAACATACGGAACTTCTTTAGCAAACTGTTTTGATTTATCTTTCCAGCCAACAAGTAATGTTGTGACTGGATACGATTCATTCAATTCACCAGTTGAGCGCGAAGTAAATTCTTTTGGTGAAGTCCCGATCTATCCAGGAGATCGTCTGTTGATTCCAACAGGCTTGATCATGAAGATTGATCATCGCAAAACCATCGAAACATACGCTGATATCTCACGCGCAGAATTACCATTACAAAATCACAGCATCCGTTTGCATCCTCGCTCTGGACTTTCGCTCAAAAAAGGATTGGTCCTCGCAAACTGTGAAGGGATTGTTGATGTTGATTATCAAGAAGAAGTGTTTGTGCTTTTGACGAATATTTCTAAGATGCATGTTACAGTTCGCAGGGGCGATCGCATTGCTCAAGGTGAGGTTGTCTGCAACGAACCATTCCACATTGCTATTTGCAACACACGTCCAGAAAAACATTCAGAAAGATCTGGTGGATTCGGTTCTACTGGTGTTTCTTCTAATCCTCCTTCAATTGAGGAATGGAAAGTCGACGGACCAACGAATTTTGGCTAAATAGTCTTTGGATGCCCATTTGGGGTCCATAACTATAAACTTGCTTATTAAAGGAGTTACAAAATGACTAATATCACTACACTCACATCCGCATACGGACTCGATCGCCTTCTTCCAACCGCTCTTGGGTTTGAGAATGCTTTCGCTGCTCTCGATAATGCATCTCATCTACTCACAGCATCTCAAACTGCATTTCCTCCAGTGAATATCGTCAAGAAAGACGAATACAATTTCATCATTGAACTTGCAGTTGCTGGATACAAACAAGATGAGATTGAAATCACTGCTGAGAGAAACTCTCTCAAAGTCACAGGCAAAAAGGCAGAAGAAACCGAACGCAATTATCTTGTAAAAGGTATTGCTGGTCGAAAATTCGCTCGCCAGTTTGTTTTGTCTGACACAGTAGTGGTTCGTGATGCTGCACTTGCTGATGGCATTCTTTCTATTGAATTAGAAAATGTCATTCCTGAAGAACAGAAACCTCGTAAGATTGATATCAAATAACCATTGAGATTATATTATGATTCGTGATGAACTATCGTGGGATGAATTGTTTATCTTACAGGCTACTCTGATCGCTCAGAAGAGCAAGGATCCGTCGACAAAGGTGGGGTGTGTGATTGTTAATGATGATAACGTCATCTTGTCGACGGGTTTTAATGGCTTTCCAAGAGGCATTGAAGAAGATTGGAAAGATCGCTGGAAGAGTCCAGAAAAGTATCACTGGGTTGAACATGCTGAACGCAATGCAATCTTCAACGCCGCACGTGTTGGTGTTTCTCTTAACAACTCTCGTGCTTATTTAAATTTTGAACCCAAGCCATGCGCTGATTGCACACGCGCATTGATCCAAGCAGGGATCAAGGAAGTCATCGGACCAAACCGACCATTCACAGGTAAGGGTGCTGGCAAGCATTACTCGATCGACCATGCGGAAACCATGCTGCGCGAAGCAGGAGTCCGAATACGCTATTTCGACCTGCCCCCAGAACTAGGGGAACCCCCATTTTAAGACCGCTCTCGCGCCTCCTCCTTCGGTTTTATGGGATCTCGTAAGTTGTTGATTTTACAGGAAATTTCTCTGTTGTTTTCTCCTGTGTTTTTTACGACAATTGTTGTATGAGATATCACTATATCATGTCTGAAAACGACAAGTTCGGTGCTCGACACACACTCTGGTATGTGTCAGATTATCACTATGAGATAGAATGCCGCTCTACTGGCAACAAGATTGACCTTCCAGACACCAGTTTCGAACAGGCAAAACGTGTGTTCGATGAGGTGCTCGTAAGTTATTGATTTTGCAAGAGTTTTCCCTGTTGT